GATCGCCTTGGCGGCCTGCTTTTCGGCGGCCATCAGCTCCTTGGCGGAAGCCTGGGCGGCCGCGACCTCCTCCTTGGACTTGCCCTTGGCGGCGGCGACGATCTCCTTGGCCGACGCCGCGGCCTTCTTGACCAGCTCCTCGTACAGCTTTTCCGCTTCGGCCTCGCCCTTCTTGAACTCTTTATTGTCGAGTCCAAGAGTGACGAGAAAAGCGTCCAGAACCGTTGCCATTACTCATTTCCTTTGGAGGCGATCCGTTCGTTGTGGTTGTCGACGGCGATGATTTCGAGCATGTCGTAGAGGTCCTCCAGGCCGTAGGTGCCGTCCTGCATCTCTCGGAGCGTCGCGTGCTTGCGCGAAACGACAATCCCTATGCGCGGCGGGACATTCTCGTAATTGGCGAAACCCGGGTCGCCGTCGGGGCTGGAGAGGTCGAGGGCCCGGCGGCGGGAGAAAAACCCGTGTGGAGCTTCACCACGGCGGCCCGGAGGCTGAACAGGGTCTTCACTTCCTCGATGTCGTCGGCGGCCGGGTTGAGATCCCGCGAAAACCTCGGATTTTTCTCGGGGTCCGGCATGACGCGCACGCAGGTCATCATTTCGTCCAGCAGCGGCTCCAGTGCCTCCCATCGGACCTTGCCCAGGCCGCCAAACAGCGAGGCGAAGATCGCGGCGACGCCGGCCTCGGACGCGAGACCTTCCACGCCGGCGGCCACGACCTCTTCGGGGATCTGCACCCCGGACTCCAGCAGCGCCAGGAAGGCCCGGGCAGCCCACTTCTCGGCCTGGAACGGCGGCATCTCGGTCAGGAGGAATACTTTTCCCTTGTCCCTGCCCGCAGCTTCGACGGTGAATGGCTGAGTGTTCCGCATGCTACACCTTCGTCTTCTGGATGAGCTGGAAGGTGATCTCGTAGGCGAGGGGATCCCGGACCTTCTTGGCGTCCGCGACGTCCTTGTAGTCGGTCAGGAAGCCCTGGGTGCAGGTGTATTCCTCCCCGGCGGCGTTCATGACGATGGTCATGCTGCAGGGGATGGAGTCGATCGGAGGGGTGACCTCGGCCGAGGCCCAGTCGTCGAAGACCTTCTGGCTCTCGGAGCTGGCCTCCAGGTGGATCTTCATGACGCGGGGCTGGAGCTGCTTGCCGGCGCTGAGCACGCCGTCTACTCCGAAGCGGGTGATGTTCGGCTTCATGGCAGCCAGGTCGAAGATGTCATCGGTCTTCCAGCCCTGCAGCTGGATCCCGCCGGGGTAGACGCCCGGGATCGTGATGATCATCGCTGCATCGAGAGAAGTGAGGGAACGGGTCATGGTGACTCCTTACTGAAAGTCGATGGAGGCGATGTTGAGGCTGGTGATCCCGTAGGCTCCCGTGTACCAGAACAGGCAGGGCGGCGAAGTCTTGGGCGAGGCCGCCGGCAGGACCTGGAAATACCAGCCGACCGAGGCGAGGATCCCGGCGATGGGCAGCCCGGCCTGGGCGTTGGCCAGGGCCTGCTGGGTCGAGGTCAGGTTCACGCCGGTCTGGATCACGCCGTTGAAGATGGCCTGGGCGAACAGGGACTTGCAGGCGGCCTTGATCAGCGCGTAGCCGGTCGGGTCGTTGGGCATGCTGTTGGAGCCGGTGAACATCTCCATTTCGGCGAGCTGGATGTTGCTGTTGAGCCAGATCGCATCGACATAGGCGCCGATCTGCCCGAAGGTGCCGGAGATCTGCCCGGGGTAGAGGATGTCCCAGTTAGTCGCCGCGGTGGCATAGGCCCCGTAGAAGTTGCCGCCGTTGGCCACCACGTTCGCGGCGGTGACGGCATCCGTGACCTCCGGGGTGATGACGGCGTTGGCGGACTTGAAGGCGTGGTCGATGCGGCCGTTCGATGCGCCGTAATTCGTGCTGGCTGTGAGGCTCAGGTCGAAGGCAGCCGAGGCGGCGCTCAGGAACAGGGCAGTGCCCTGGACCGCGTTCTGGGTCAGCCAGGAGCCGAAGCCGGTGTAGCTGGCCGGCGCGCCCTTGATGGTCGCGTCCGTGGTGTAGGGCGCGTAGTAGAACTGGGCGAGGTATCCGGCGGTCCAGGTGGCGAAGGCCTGCTTGTCGGTGTCGATCGGCTCGAAGGCGGTGGAGAACCCGGCCCAGTTGCTGGTCTGCGCGACCAGGGCGGTCATGGCGGCCGCGGGGGTCATGGCGGCGCTGCCCTGGCTCAGGGTGCCACCGTTACCGGAGGCCAGGCCCAGGGTGGCGGCCAGGGTGCCGGTGGCGAAGGTCATGGTGCTGGTGGCGCCGGTGGTGCCGCTGGTGATCACGAACGCGCCGAACAGGCTGTTGTAAGTGACGGCCGCGGAGCCGGTGAGGCCCAGCTGGGTCGTGAGGATCGCGGCGGCGTTGGAGAAGCTGGTGGCCGCGGAGAGGTTGACGGCGGCCGCGGTCTTGACCGTGCCGTCCACCGTGACGCTGAGGGTGCCGGAGACGATCGCCTGGAGCTGGGCCAGGGTCAGGCCCATGGCCACCCCGGTCAGGAACGCGGGGCAGGCGAAGCTGGTGTAGCGGCTGAAGATCAGGGCCTGGGGCGTCTGGGTGCCGATGGTGAAGCCGGCGAAGTAGATGGCCGCCATCTGGTATTCGAGGCAGTTGCTGGTCATCGGCGAGCTGGCCGCCTGGGTGAACCCGGGTCCGGTGAGGTTCACGGTGCCGATGCCGGTCACCGGGTTGTAGGTCCCGAGGCTGGCGATGACGGTCCCGGGCGGGACGCCGACGGCCTGGGCGCCCTGGATCTGCTGGCCCACCGCCAGGGCCCCGGAAAGGGTCTGGGTCACGGTCAGGACGGTGCCGACGCAGGTGGCGGTGAACTGGCAGGCGTAGTTTCCAAAGAAGGCCAGGACCGCGGCCAGCGAGGGGAACGAAAGGGGCGTGCCCACCGGCAGGAAGGGGTACTCGCTGAGGATGACCCCGTTCAGGGTCTCGCCGACGCCGCCGCCGTTGCTCACGCTGGGCGTCACGCTGATCAACTGCTTGACAGGAATAGACAAGAGCGGCCTCCTAGGGCTTCGTAAGGATGTTGAGGAAGGTGGGATCGGGCTGGGTCAGGAACGTCATGGGCGCGGCCAGGGCGGGGTTGATCTGCATGTGGAGCACGGTCACCCACCGCTCTTCGTACTGCGCCTCACCGTTGACGATGGACAATTCGACGGGGTCGTCGGCGAAGAGCGGGACCAGGCCGTAGGACGCCAGAAAGGCGATGGCCAGCGGGGAGGCCCACATGGTGGCAATGATGTCGGCCCAGTCCCCGGCAGAGGCGCCGTAGGTGTCCACCTGGATCGGGAAGTCCATGGGTCTGGTGGTGGTGATCGTCTCGCCGGGCCCGCTGTAGGCGACCGTGTTCATGCCCATGCGCTTCTGTGCCTTGTGGAGCATATTGACGTAGCCATCGGCGGGCGCGGAGGCGCGGTTCTGCAGCTCCTGGACCACGTAGGCGGTGCCCAGCCCCAGGGCGTCCATGAGCCAGGCCTTCAGGCCGGTGAAGGCCTGGGACAGGGGAATGGAGGGGATGTAGGTCATCAGGCTATCTGCTGGGTGAGGCCGACGGCGGACCAGTCGGGCCAGGATTCGAAGACAGTGGCCACCAGCCAGATCGTGCCGTCCGGCAGGGTCAGCAGGTCGCCGCCCTGCTGGGACGCGCGCACGATGCCGTTGATGGCGCCGCGAACGTATGCCTTCCGGGTGACGCCCTGGATGTTGAGACCGTTGAGGCGCTGGATGTCCTTGCCGGCGAGGGCCTGGACGTTGACGAGGCCGGTGGCGGTGGTGTAGGTGGGCGTCAGGGTGCCGTCCGGATTCGGCGTGTTGCCAGTGCTGGTCTTGATGGTGGCCAGGACGCTGGGATTCACGGCGCCGATGCAGCTGGAGGCGAGACCATGCAGGTTCATGACTGCACCGGCCCGGGGAATCGCGCCCCGTCCACTTCGTAGGCCACCGCGCGGAGCATGACCTTGGTGTCCTGCAGGGTGGCCTGGGCGCCGCCCTTGAAGCCCTTGCGGTCGATGGTGATCTGCTTGTCGGGTGGATCGTTGAAGTTGACAATGGCCATCTGGAGGTCCTGGGCGATGGACTCGCCCAGGGACTTCATGACCTTGCCCATGTCGCCGTTGTTGAAGCGGTGGAGGTTGGCCAGCCGGCGCGACCAGTCCGGGGACTTCTCGGCGAGCATCTGGGAGAAGAAGGGCCGGGCGATGGTGCGGGCCGCGGGGCCCATGCCGCGCTTGCCGACGGGGGTAGCGTGGCCGTATTCGTTCAGGGCCGCGACCTGGGCCACAGGGGTTCCGTCCGGGTAGGTCGCGCCCTCCAGGAAGCCGATGCGCAGGGTGAGGTTCTCCCCCGCCTGCTGCATCAGCTCCTGGAGCTTGGCCTTGAACGCTTCCCCGCCGGTGAATTCCATGTCAGTTCCCATCCGTTGGGCGGTAGATGGGTGCCTTTGGGCACGGCGCCCGATAGCTGAACCGGCGATACTTGCGCGTCGCGCGCAGGAAGCTCGCGCCGTATTTGGTCTGGTTGAGCCATGCGTCCCGGTCGCTGTCATCCATGGAGGCGGCGACCTTGACTGTACCCTCGCTGGCGTCGTTGATGCGCCCAACCAGCGCCTGTGAACCGCGCAGGCTGGAAGCATCGTAGAGCTCAGCGATGTGAGCGGTGAGCATGTGCATGAGCAGGGATTGGGTCGGCGCGTCCTGGACCGGGCTGGACCCGGTGTTGTTCAGGTAGAGCCCGGCCTCCGCGAAGTAGGCGGCGGCGGCGGTCGGCGTGACACCCGCGAATTCCGGGTAGCGCGCGGGCCAGTAGACGGGGTCGAAGGACGCGATGAATCCCATGGGCTACACCAGGCCGTCCTGAGACGGCAGCTTGTCGAGCACCTTCTTCATTTCGTCGGCGGGCACCAGGCCGTGGCCGGGCTTCTTGGGGTCGAGCCCCTCCAGCCCGGTGCGGTTGTCCTTGCGCTCCCGGGCCATTTCCTTGCCCGTGGCCGGCTTGTCGGACGCGAAGATGTGTTCGTTCTTGACCAGATCGAAATTGGCGTGCTCCTTCACCCACTGGTCCCAAAACTCCTTCGGGATCCTGGTGGCGCCGTGGCCAAAGATGACGGGCACGTCGCTGGCGGGCTTGTTGCACGGCCCGTTGATCCGGATGGTGTGGTCAACTCCGTCAGCGGCCTTCACCGTGAGGTGAAATCCGTTGTTGATCTTGCAGTAGACGATGACGGTTTCGGCCATGGTTAAACTCCGAGCATCTGCTGAACGCCGGTGGGCTGGTACCAGATGGCACCCCAGCCGCCGCCGCTCTTCTTCTGTTTGAAGGACGAAGAGTCACGCACCACAGCGTGGGCGCGCATCTTCAGGTTGAAGGCGAGGGCGACCACGTCTTCGCCGTTGAGTTCGTCGGCGATGAGCTGGACCAGGTTCCCGGAGGCGGTCGCGTACTGCACGGCGGTCACCACCTCCAGCCCGGGGTAGTTCTTCTTGACCATGTCGATGACCGACACGTTGTACTGGGTGGTCTTGGTGAGGTTGACCTGGGCCGCAGGGCTCATGGCCAGCTTCATCTTGCTTTCCATCGTCACCATGCCGGCGGTGGCCTGGATCAGCAGCTGCACCAGATACTGGATGTCGGCGTAGACGCCCAGGGCGTCCTTGGCATTCCAGGAGTAGACGATGCTGGAGCCGACCGATTCAGCCAGCGGGGCGACGGCGGCCGGCAGGTTCGGATCGTTCAGGAGCCCGTAGTTCGGGATCCCGGAGAAACCGTAGAAATACATGTTGTTCTGGAATTCCGCCATGACCTTCGCGGAGGCCAAGTTCTTCCGGTTGGCCGCGTCGATCTTGGCCAGGCCAGCGCGCTCGATTTCAAGCTCGCCCCATTCGGTCTGGGTCTGGTAGAGGTAGGCCTGCCGGGGAACCCAGTTCACCTGGAAATTGGCCTCGCCGCCGGTGCCGTAGTCGTCGTAGGAAACGACGTTGCCGGTGGACTCCACGATAGGGAATTCCCAGATCATCTTCGTCCAGTCGCCCTTGAGCTCTTCCCGGGCGATCTTGGTGGCGTTCAGCGGGGCGGTGTAGACCTCGATCATCTTGGGGTCGATGACCGTGGTGAGGAACTGGGGGATGCCGGCGTTGCTGGAGGTGATGGCCAGGGGCTGGGCGGCGTCATAGCCGAACCGGCCGCGCACATCCAGGCCGAATTCACGCCGGGCGGCGTCCATGGCTGTGTCCAGACGCCGGCCCCATTCAGGGCGCTGCTCGGCGATGGCATCCGGCAGGACGATGCCGAAGTCCTCCTGCAGCCGGTCAAACAGCATGTCGCGGGTGGTGTTGAAACGGATGGGTCGGGGGCTCATGGTTAGTTCCTCGTGCCGATGATGGCCAGCTCACCCACGTTGGCCGGGGTCTGGAAGAAGAAAGGCGTCTCGATCCAGGCGGAAGCGTTGACCGTTCCGGTGGCGAGGGTTCCGGGGGTGGTGGAGACGGTGTAGGTGCCGATCCCGCCGGTGGTGCCGGTGAGCTGGTTGACGATGTAGGTCCCCGCAGCGAGGCCGGCGGTGCTGTCGGTGAGCAGCTGGCCGGGGACCAGGGTCCCGTCGGTCACGGCCGTGACGGTCATGACGTTGGTCGCGAAGGTCGCGGTGACGGTCGCGCCGCCGATGCCATCGGCCGCGACGCACGTCAGGACCGTGGAAACCACGCCGCCAATGGTCACGGTCTCGGTGGGTTCCGTGGTGCAGGAAGCCGACAGGTTGTAGGTGCCCGCGCCGCCCGTCCCGGTGCCGAAGGAGGCGATGGTGGTGCCGGTGGGGATGCCGGTGCCGGTGACGCTCTGGCCGACCAGGATGGGGCCGTTCGCGGAGACCACGGTCATGACGGTGGTGGCCAGCGAAGCCTGGGCGGTGAAGCTCGGCACGACGTTCGGGGTGGACAGGTTGTAGGTGCCGGTGCCGCCGGTGCCGGTGCCGAAGCTGGCGATGCGGGTATTGATGGGGACGCCGGGCCCGGTGATCAGGGTGCCCACTCCCAGGGGGGTGCCGGTGACCGCGGTAACGGTCAGGATGGCGGGGCTGGCGGCGGAGATCCAGCCGGTGAAGGTGGTCGACGCGCCGGCCGGGTAGTTCGGGAAGCTGCCGGCGGCGCCCGGGACCACGGCGCCGGAGAACATGTTGGCGAACACCTTGTTCCCGCGCACCGCATTGGCGAAGCCGCAGCGGGCGTAGAAGTCGCCCCGGTTGAAGGCGGTGGACTGGGTGCCGGGCTGGATGTTGATCCCGGTCGGCGCGAGCAGGTTGGCGTTGTTGGCCTGCATTTCCAGCATGATGAAGCCGTCAGGAACGGCCGGGACGCCGCCGGGGGCGTAGTTGGTCAGGATGGCACCCAGCGTGCTGACCCAGGCGAACCGGCCCACGTTCAGGCCATTGACCGGATCCGCGACCAGGGATCCGTTGACGCCGATGACCGCGGCGCAGGGATTGCTGGAAGCCTTGGCACCTTCGGTGCCGACGGGGGAAGCAATATTGACGGAAGTCTGTAAACCCATGGCTTACCTCCGGATCCGGTCAGGGTTGAAACGCTTGGCGTAGGCATCCTGGGCCTTGGAATCCTGGGCCAGGGGGCCGGCGCCGACGGGCTCGTCGTCCAGCTGCCGGAGCAGCATCTCGACGAGGGGCTTGTAGGCGGTGGGGTGGACGCCTTCGGTGGGCACCTTGGCGTGGTCCAGGGCCATCTTGAAGACGCCCTCGGCGGTGTTCTGGCCGCGGACCCGGCCGATGATGGGCTCAACCAGGTCTTCCGCCTCGCGCACGGCCTGCATGCGGGCGACGGTCGCGTCAGCGGCGACCTGGATGGCGGCGTCCATGGCAGGCTTGCCAACGGCGAGCGCCTTGGGGTCGTTGGGGTTGGGCACGGCGGTTCCTTTCTTGGGGGGGAAGCCATCGACGGCGGCGGCCGGCGGGCACATCTTGTCGCAGAGGGCGGCGACCTGCGCCATGACCTCGTCGGGGAGGTTCTGGGCCTGCAGGAGAGCCAGCAGTTCCTGGCCGGCCTCGTTGCCGTCGCCGGCCATGTCGTCGTCCTTGGCGACTGGGGGAGGCACCACGGCGGCGGGCTTGGCGTCTTCGACGTCAGGGCCCTCGTCGCTGCCGTCTTCCAGGTTGTCCAGGAGGGACAGGATGTCGTCGAGGTCCGCGTCCTGGGCCAGGCGGGGGGCGAAGGCTTTCTTGATGTCCTCGGCCAGCTTGGCCTTCGACGCCTTGAAGTTCTTCGCGGTGAGGGTGGCGACCAGGGGCGTGAGGTCCGAGACCTTCAGCTTCTGATCGGCGGCGAGGCTGAGCGGGATGCGGCCCAGGAGGGCCCCTCGCACCGCGATCGCCCTGGGAGTGAGCTTTTTGTTCATGGGGGATTGCTCCTTGTGGGTTTTGGGTTTGGCATCGGCGACCAGGACATCGGGACCAGCCCGACCCTCATCAACCAGCGCCACATGGTTTCCGCGCAGCTTGCGCATCACGCCGTCATAGGCGACTCCTTCGTAGGTCCCGGGGGTCATGTCGAGCACCCAGCGGTAGGCGCAGGACAGTTCGACCTGCTCCCGGGTCTGGATTCGCTGGATGGCCGCGGCGTCCCATACGACGAGGCTGTTCTGCAGGTAGGGCTTGACGAAAATGGCATCGGTGCCGAGGGCGCCGACGACGATCTCCTTCTTTTCGGGATCGGTGGCCAGGTCCTCGGAGCTCAGCGGCTCGTGGACGTAGGTGAGGGGGATGCCGTTGAAGGTGGAGGCCCCCGCGGCCAGCTCCTCCGGGTCGCGCAGCAGGAAGTAGACCCGGTGCGGATCGACCGCCACCCCGGCTTCCTGGGCAATGTCGGCGATCTCGCTCCCGTTGTAGGGGCAGACCATGGCTTTGGAGATGTTGCTCACGGCGACGTGGAGGAAGCCGTTCTCGTCCAGGACCCGCATGGACTTGTCCAGGGCCAGAATGATGCGCTCAAGCCGCTTCATCGTCGCCCCCCTCGTCGTCGTCCATGCCCGGGATGATCCCCTCGGCGATGCAGCCGCACTCGATCAGTTCGGCGGGCTGCACGAAGTCGCCGTATTCCTTGTCAAAGCACCCCTCCGCCGTGTCGAACACCACACCGTTCATGTCCTCGTGGGACTCGCGCGGGTGCTTGCTGGCGGCGGTGTGGATCCAGCGCGACTTCTTGATGCCCAGGTCCAGCTTGCGGATCTTGTTCATGATCGCGGTGGCCTTGTTGTTCTGGTCCCGGGCGATAAGGGCAGCACGGCGCTTCGTGACTCCGAAGCGGCCCTGGAGGTCCTTGGAAAGGTCCCCCAGGGCGCGACCGTGCTGGACGGACCGCATCACCATACCTTCCACATCGGCGAGGTGCTGCGACGGGATGGATTTGATGAGCCCGACATTTTCCCCGATCACCGCGCGGTAGGCATCGTTCGCGGGTCGGGTCATCTGGAACTTGACGCTGAAGCCCGCCTTGCGCAGCGTGGTCTTCAGGGCGAAATCGTTGTGCTTCAGCACCTGGTCGGCGAAGTGGGCGGCGATCTTCTCGGCCGCATCGGCGAAGGTCTTGCCCCACTTCCGGCTGAGCGCCTTCATCACCGCACGATTGGCGACGGCAGGGCTGGCGTCCTTGGCCAGGAGCGCATGGGGCGGCGTCGCCTTGTAGGCCCGCAGGACCTCGCGCATGACGTCCTTGTGCATGGCCTCAATCAGGGCCAGCAGGCGCTTGCGGTAGTCGGCCTTCACGCCCTCGTTGGGGTTGACGGCGGCGACGCGGATGGGCTTCGGGCCCGGGGCGCGGAGCTTCATACGGCACCTGCCGGCTTCTCAAGGCCCTCGGTCTTGGCGAGCAGGGGATCCTTGCCCATGACCAAGTTCGGGTCTGGCTCGGGAAGCTCTGCGTCCACGTCCAGCCCTTCGTACCCGGAATCGGGGTCTTTGGCCATTTTCTCGCGGTGCTCCTTGGCGGAGATGACCCCGGCGGCGATCAGTTCCACGCCGGCGTCCGCATCGCTCTTGCGCATCCGGGCGAGCTTCTCCACGTCGGCCTGCCAGAGCGGTTCGAAGTCGAAGGTGATGTCGGGGTCGATGCAGCCGAACTCGGAGAGCTGGATGATGCGGATGATCTTCTCCAGCGGCTCCCGGAAGATGCTCTCCTGGCGGTCGTGGATCAGGTCATAGAACACCCGGATCTCGCCCTCGGAGCTGGCGTTCAGGCCACTGGGGGAGATGCCGGTGAGGATGATGAGCGGCAGCTGGGACACGGCCGAGATGTGTTCCAGGGCCTGGGCCTGCAGCTTGTCGAGCCCGGAGATGGGGGCGTTGAACTGGAAAAATTCCTCGGTGTCCTTGTCCAGGATGAGCACGCCCATGTTGTCCCGGCCGGCGGTGAACAGGTCGGCGCGGTTCATGAGGTCGTCGCCGTCGCCCCCGGTGAGCGCGTCGCCCATCTTGGTCCGGATGCCGCTGGTGCTGTAGCCCTGGATCATCCGGTTGACGTTCTGCCTGGTGCTGAGCCAGTTCTCGATGGTCTCCATGCACAGCTGCGACATGGACATGCCGCCGAAGTTATAGGCCGGCTTGAGCAGGTCCGGAAGCGGCTGGGAAACGAAGGTGAGCATCCGGCTGTCATGGACCTGCTGGCCCATCACATACCAGGACCGCGGCGCATAATAGCTGTCGGCCAGCGGGTCCGAGCTGTTGTAGTCGTACGGGAACGTGACGATGGGCTCAACGATCTTGAGGCCCTGGAAGCTGTGCAAGGGGATCTTGTAACGGCTCTCCAGCAGGGGCGAGGCCAGCTCGCGCTTCGTCGCCCGGGCGCCCTTCATTTTGATGTAGAGCTGGCCCCGGCCAAAGGCCCCGTCGTGGTTCGCCGCCAAGCGGAACCAGCCCCGGACCTTGTGTTCCTTCATCCGCTGCTCGATGATCTGAATTTCCTGGGTCTTGCTCTGGCCGCTCACGCTCTTGAAGCTGATCCACTTGCGGGTCATCTCGAACGCCACCCGCTGGAACACGTTCCGGTATTCGGCGCGCTGCATCAGCTCCCCGAGGAACGGATAGCCCAGGAAGCCCTGGCCGGCGAAGGCCCGGTTCAGGTACGCGAACATCGGCTCCGCAATGGCGTCCATGGCCAGCCGCGTCTTCTCGGGGACCACGCCGGGCGGCAGGTCAGGCAGACGCCAGGGCGCCGACGGCCGATCGACCTGCATGGCCTTCATGCGCGCGAGGAAGCCGGGGTCGACCGTC